ACAAATTAGTGGTCGTATATTGACCTATGACCAAATCTTACAAATGGCTGATTACAAGACATTGGAAAGAAGATTTGGATAGTATGTTATAATAACTTTATCGCAATCGCTTAGGCGCAAAGAAAGTGGAAAATTATGACAGATGAAATCAAAGGAGCAGTCGCTGAGGCTCTTAAAGAAGATAGAAGCGGAGCAAACATCACCCCTGCGCAATTAGCTGCAAGGAGACTAAATCAATCACAACCAGAACCTCAACCAGAGATTCAGGAAGAGATTCAAGAGCAGGTAGAAGAAACTGAAGTAGAAGAACCAGTAGCAGAAGTACAAGAAGAAACTCAAGAAGTTTCTGAAAGTCCAGAAGTTACTGAAGAAGTTACAGAGGAGACCCAAGCCGAAGATGTTCTTTCACAGTACAACTTGGACGAAATGTCTGAGGAAGAGTTAGAAGACTTATCAAAGAAACTTGGAAGTCGTGCAGTTGCTCGTTATGGCGAACTTACAGCCAAACGGAAAGCTGCTGAAGAAAAGTTAGCTGAGTTACAAAAGCAAATGTCTGAGCAGAAAAATGATATTCTGCAAAGCAAGAAGCCAGTCGAAAACAATCCTTACTCAAACCTAGAAACCGTTGAGGCTCTGCAAGACAAAGCCCAAGAGGTGAATGAAATAATAGGATGGGCAGAGGATATATTGTTTGAGTCAGATGGTTACTCAGCTGATGATGTGGTCACAGAGGTAGAGGGCAAAGAAGTTACCAAAGCGCAAGTTCGCAAAAGTTTACTTCAAGCCAGAAAAGCAAGAGATGCTTTCTTACCAGACCAGTTAAATACACTTCAGCAAATTGAAAATGGCAAGCAACTTAGGTCTGCATTTGAAGAACAAGCAAAGCAAGAGCTTTCTTGGCTTCAAGGAGAAGACAACGATACAAGGAAACAATATGAGTCAATGTTATCTGATAAAAGATTCATTGACTTACAAGATAAGGTTGACCCAGATATATCAGCTCAGTTGCCATACTTGATTGCTCATGCAGCAAACAGTATGTATGGTCGCAAGCTAATACAGGATAAACCAAAGGTTTCTATCACTCCTCCAAAGACTGGTGCAACTTCTGCACCTAACACAAGTCGTGCTAAGAAAAGTACAAAAGCTCTGGCTGACCTATCCAGTCGATTTAAAGATTCAGGGAATGAAAAAGATTTCATCAAACTTCGTACAAAACAACTCACAAAATAAATTTTAAAATAAAATGGCAATTACAGATACATTCAATCCAGCGTTACAACCAGTAACGACCCAAGGACCGAGTGCTTCTAACCGTGAGGATTTGACAGATGTCTTGACAATCCTTGCGCCAGAAGAAACACCAGCCCTTTCATCCGCTAACAAACAAAAAGCTAACGCTACATTTGTTGAGTGGACAGTCGATTCATTAGCTACTCCTGCTACCACAGGTATTTCAGAGGGAGCTGATGTTACATCATTCACAGACCAATTTGCATCTCGTGCAAGACTTGGTAACTATATCCAGAAGTTCCGTAGAGACTTCATGGTTTCTGATTTACAAGAAGCTGTTGACTCTGTTGGACCTGCTAAAGTTGCACAAGCTGAAGCAAAAGCTATTCGTGAGCTTAAACGAGACATTGAGGCTACAATCTTATCAGACAATGACCGTCAAGCAGAAACAGGAGCAGTTCCTTACAAAATGCGTGGTCTTGGTGATTGGTTAGATTCAGCTGGACCTTCAGATGTTCCTGCTGACTATCGTACACCTGCTGGCTCTATCAACACTCAAGCAGCAGCTGGTGACATCACAGAGTCTGAGTTCAACACAATCATTCGCTCAATCTATCGTGCAAATGGTGAAGCTAACAACTTGGTTCTTATCGCTGATACAACACTTCGTAAACAAATCGCTGACTACGCTCGCTTCGGTGCAGATGTAGCTGACGGAACTAACGCAGGTGTTCGTTCAGTAAACTATGATGGAAATGACTCAACTATCAAATTATCTGTTGAAGTATATCAATCAGACTTTGGTATCGTTTCTATCGTAAACATGAATCCTGTTACTAATCCAGAAACTGTTACAGGTTCTACTGCAAATCATGACCGTGGTTACTTAATCAACCCTGACTACTATGGTATTCATGAGTTGATTCCTATGGGTTCTACTCGCTTACCTAACATGGGTGGTGGAGAGCGTGGTTTCGTAGACTGTGCATTAACACTAGGTGTTTATGCTCCAGCAGCTCACGGTAAAATCGTTTAATAAAATAGGAGGATAATTATATGGCACTAGTATTAAAAAAAATAGGTAATCTTGAAACACTTGCACAAGGCTATACTCATGAAGTAGAGTTTGAAGCAAACGAACTATCAGCTTCAACAGGCGCTCAATCAACAGCAGTTCAGTTCCCATCTGGGTCTGCACTTGCAGGTGTTATCGCTAAAGCAAGCATTGAAGTTAAAGAGTTAGTAACTGCGGCAGTATCTACTGGTTCAGCTATCTCTAATGCAACAATCTCTTGTGGAGATGACGATGTTGATGGATTCGTAGCATTAACAGACTGTTTCACAGGTGACACAGAAAACCAAGGATATGTAAACACAGGAGTATTATTAAATGGTGCAACTGCTACATCTCATGTGGTTTCTCAGTTCAATGTATCATCTAATGGTACAGGTAATGGATTCGGTAACGCAGAAAAGGGTAAATTTAAACTCTTGGTAGCTTACTATCCAACAGCTGGTTCAGGACTTACAAGTTAATAAATAATCTCATAGGGTGGTAGGCAGATACCTGCCACCCTTTTTTATAATGGATATACTACACTTTAAAAACAAATCCCACGATGAGGGAGAACATTGCAAGGCAATGGCAGATGTTATTAACAATGCTATCTTGCAAGAAAAACTAACTGAAAAAGACAGAACAGATATTGCTCGTAAAGAGGCAAGTGAGCTAAAAGGTAAGACACACCCTACGCTTGGTAAGTGTGTAGCGACTATACCAGCTCGTGAATACTTTCGCTTGGTAAAGAAGTATGGCTCTGATACAGTATTATCTAAAGAATTTTTACAATACTTCAATAAGAAGCACAAAGACCTTTCACCTAATAAAGCATAATGATTCTACGAAGAAACCAAGACTTATTTAATACAATCAAAGCACTAGCTGGTGTTAATGATTTTACAGATAATGAAATAACCGACTTGGTTTCATTTACTAATCGTAGGCTTACAATGGCTTACAACACTAGCCCAATGTGGGAAAGATATGTTGTGGTATCTGAAGAAAGAAATGTATCTTCATTTGCTTTAAGTGGGTTATCAACAGCAAGTTATAATGCTGCTTACACTAAGTATGGAAAATATGAATCAACTTCAGGAGTGTTTACTGACTTCTATGTTCCCAATAATTCAACAGCTATTGGCTCAAATTTTCAATTCATAAGAAATAGTAGTGGTAAATGGCTATGGGGAACATCGGCTTATCAAAAAGACCCAGTTACCGATATTATTACTCTTACTGGTTCTGGTGTTGGCTTTGCTACACAACAAGATGATGAGGTATATGACTCTCCTATTGAAGTAAAAAATTGGGGTTCATTAACTAATGTTAGTGGATTTTTAAAACTAACAGCAAAGCAAATCGTAACATACGATGAAGCCTTTGAGGAATTAACATCTGGGGCAACTAGAGTAGCTAAGGATACAATACAAGACTTTATTCGTATTCACCGAAATCAATCTTTCTTAAATAACTCTGCTACTGAGTATGACTTCTATGTAGATGTTAATGGAGCAAATGTACTTAATAGCTCTGCAACTGATGGAAAAGTATTTGTTACTTATAAAAAACCAATAGTAAATACTACTACTGGTCAGGTAATTACATCTTTAGATACAACTGCTACAAGCAATTATCTAACAGAGATACCCCTAGAATTTTTTAATTATACTGCTCATGCAGTATATGCAGACTTCCTAAGAATGGATGGTCAGCACGACAAGGCAGCATTTGAAGAGCAAAAGGCTGATATGTTCCTTGCAACAGAGCTTGAACGCATTGATATAATAAATAATAACAATTCTTTAAATCATAAGTTCACGACTTATGTAAACACTTCATCACGATAACAATTATGCCTAATTCAAATGTAGTAAACTTATACCCAGTTCCTAATGGAACAATCGGAGATAGAGTATTAACCGTGGCAGATTCAGCAGTTACTCTTTTGACTACTGCTAGTCTTTCAGGAAATACTGAACCATCTTTTGATTCACTAACTCGTTACATCGTTCTTGATATTCAAGACGCAGATGTTCGTGTAACATATGATGGTGGTGACCCAACTTCTTCAGTTGGTCACATTCTATTCGCTGGTCGCTCTTACACTTGGGCAGTAGAAACTGCTAGAGTTGCTAAGTTCATTAGAGACGGTGGTACATCTGCTAAGATACACGCTTCTGAATTTACTCAGTAATGTCTTCCGAATTTCTAGCATCTGGAGAGAATGTTCTTGATTCTAACCTAGGTGGTGCATGGGACATCATCAATGGCTATGCTGGGCGCAAACAAGACCTAGGAATAGCTCGTAGGTTCGGAGGTTCCGCAGCTGCGTACTCATTGCGAGACATTGGTGCAATGAATGGAAGAGTCGTCAAAGTCCGCAGAGACCTAGATGGAGAAGAGGCAGACCCAGAAGAAGATTTCTCAGCTAATCAAGTCCAGAGTGGTGCATTAGAAGATTGGGTAAATGGTAAACTAGAGAGTACACTACCAGCAGATGTAGCAACAGCCGCAGCTGCTTATAGTCTTCGTAAAGTAAAAGCTAGTTACAGCGGTGATGCAGTTCGTATTCGTAGAAGCTCAGATGATATTGAGGTAGATGTAGCTTTTGATTCAGATGATAAGGTAAGTGCAAGTTCTTCTATTACAAATATAGCTGAACAAGGTGGAGAAAGTGGAAGCACAACTGCTACTGACCTTAATGGATTTTTAAATGAAACACTAACAGTAGGTACAGCAGTAAATGGTACTGGTGGTTTTGATAATTACACTTTAACTAATGTTTCTAACACTGGGTTTTCAGCCGATAATAGTGCTGGAGGAACTGGTTCAGCTGGATTTCCCTACAAGCACGCTACTGGAGATGTAATGGTAATAAGGTACACAGTAAGTAACTTTAGTAGTACATCTAGTTTAAGTCCAGTTATCAGAGGAACAACTGGTGTTGGAAGTGTAGTAGGAACAACTACTGGTGGTACTGAAATACTTGCTAATGGAACTCGTACTGAAACTTTAACTGCAACAGCAGAGGGAACTCACCTTATGTTTGCTGATGGTAATACTGGTTCTTACACAATCAGCGACTTTGAAATAGTATCTCATACTCACTTAGCCTTTGTCCACACTTGGTACGACCAAGCTGGGTCATACAATGCAGTTCAAGAGACTGATGCTAACCAACCAAAGATTGCAGAGAGTGGAGCATTGCTTACTGATGGTATAGACTTTGATGGTAGTAATGACTTCTTGGGATTTGGTGCTGATATATGTTCTAATATAAATAACTTTAGTGCATTTACTATTGCAAAATCCGATGGTGGGAATGGAGGTTTACAAGTACTTTTTTCAGTAGGATTTAGTGGAGATGGAACTATTTTCGCTCAAGCTAGAGACGACAGTAATATTGAAGCTCATTTTGGAAATGGAAGCAGTTCAGCTAATGTAGTAAATTTATCTCAAAATGTATCGCAATTTGAAAGTGATATGTTGTTTACAACAATAGGTGGTTCATCTACCTCTAAAGGATTTGCTGATGCAGTAGAAGGAGGTTCTGTATCTTCGGCTAGTGCTAACCCAACCAATACAACTGGAGGAATTGGTATGCACACTGGAAGCTCAAGCCCATTTGATGGTTCTGTTAAAGAAGCAATATTTTATAATTCAGACCAATCAGACAATCGCTTCAAGATTGAGTCCAACATCAATAACTATTATGGTTTGTACAATGATGCGAATGAAACCAATGGAGACTTTGATAAAACATTTAGTCCTACAGCAGATGGAACATTTACCCCAAATGGTAAAGATGGATTCACATTAGCTGTAGTGTCTAGTACAGTATATGCTGGTATTAAATTAAATGCAGATGTTACGAGTGGGGATTCTATATATGTATCATTTAATTGTTCCTTTGATGCTGGTAGCCCATCGCCAAAAATTGTACTAAGAGATACTGATTCTGATTTCTTTGGAGGTGGAACTTTAATGTCAAATGAAGAAAGTGTAGTAAATGGATTTAATTCATTTACACTAACATCTACTAATAGTAGTGCTAGTGGTGTTGTATTATCTGAAGCTGATAATAATTTAACTTATTCTATATCTGATTTCAAAGTATCTCGCATAGCTCGTAATGGTTTCGTAGAAACTTTGTACGACCAAAGTGGTAATGGTAGAGATATATCTCAAGCCTCTGCTTCAAACCAACCTACTATTGTTTCTAATGGTGGTATTTATAAAAGTGGTGCATATCCATCAATTAGATATACCGATACTTCCGCAACATATTTAGTTACAGAATCCTATAGTCCAGTTGAACAAGGTGGTTCTGGAATGCCAAACTTTACATTATTTGCAGTTACTGGAATACCAGAAGCTGCTGGGTTTGATAGTATCGTAAGTGCTGGTGGTTCAGAAGGTTCTAACTCAATTGGTGGTTTTAAACTAAGGCATTTAAAAGATGGTTCTGGTAATATAGATTCTAGAATTGATATAGCTCAAACTGGAGCAAGTCCTCACCAAGCTAATGCTCAATCAAATAATGCAACACCTCAATCTGTAAATTTACATACTTCTTATTTAGATAGTACAGATGATGAGTTATTTGCTCAACAAAATAGTGCAACAAGTGGAACAACTACTACAACCTTGATACCATTATCTGGTCAAGGAGCAGAGAATGACAATCTTAAAGTAGGGACAGATATGTTTAATGATACTCCAAGAGCTAGTTACTTAGGTGAAATACTAGAAATAATACTTTATACAGATAGTAAAAAATCTGACCTATCTGACTTAACGAGTGAAATAAATAATTTTTACAACATTTAATTATGAGCGAAGAAACCGAAGAAGAAATTACAATCAATTACTTAGTATACGAAACACTAGACGATGCTATTGCTAGAGCAGACACAGAGGGCGCTAGACGAGGCTATGCTTACCATAGAGTAGGCTCTGGAACTCGTTATAGGACTTACCCTCAAGAGACTGCTGATGCAAAGTATGCACTAGTTGTGGACGGATATGAACTAACAGAAGATGAAGAGTCAGCTATTACAACTAGCGTCACCTTCCCAGCACCAGAGGAAATCTAGTATGGAGGAGACACTACAAAGATTATCCGTAGGAATCTTCGGATGGATAGCCACGGATACATTACAGAATGTGGACTTAATGTTAGGTGTAGTGTCTAAGGGAGTCTTAATTACTTTAACAGTTTTATCAATCTATAAACTATGGAGGGAACTTAAATGACACCAGAATTATTAGCAATGTTAGGTGGTGGAGCTAGTGGCTTCATCTTTAAACTAGTAGGTACATTGGTACAAAATCAAGCAGCACTCACTAAAGGACTAATTGAAAAACAAAAAGCATCAGACGAAAGTGCCGATGCCGCAGCAAAAAGGGTAGATGCCTTTGGTGCTTGGACACGCAGGATTATTGTATTAACAGTTTTATTTGGTGTTATTATTGCACCATTTATTTTAGCAAATAGTGATTCAGGAGTTACTATTGCTACTGATTACAGTAATTGGTTTGGAATCTTTAAGGGTACAAATTATCAAACCCTACATGGATATATAATTTTACCAGAAATCAAGACAGCTGTTATCAGTATTATCAGTTTCTACTTCGGTAGTGCAGCAGTAAGTAAATAATTATGAACGAGTGTTATATTTGTAAATGGACAAAAAACAAGCCAGAAAAGAACTGCAAACTCTCAGGGACTCCATCACCAAAGTGCTTGGCGAAAAGAGTAACGAAGATATTAGCGAGCATATACAAGAGGCTCAAGAGTCTGCTAGTGAAGGTGCTAAAGCGCTTAAGAAATCTCTTATAGAGAGAATCAAGGATTTACCAGTCGTAACTCAAGTATCTCAGCTTGGGGCAGCTGGTACTGTGGCTGTATCTACAGCTGCTGTAACACAGGTAGACATCGCTAAAGATAGGACTGAGATATTTGTAGCAGAGGTTGCTCAAGATGTAGTAGAACAAAGATTTGAAGTTCCACAGTTTATTGATAACTTTGTGGACTTTGCTAGTCTTAACGATTGGGGACAAGAAGTTATTGCTGAGAAGATTCAGGAGGCTCAGGCTTTTGTAGCAGAGGCTTCCGAACCACAACAGACTTCCACACCATCTGCTGAGTCTTCGGACACCACACCTGAAACCTCGTCTTCTTCGCAAGATAGTTCCTCCGATAGTCCTTCTCAGCCTTCAGAAACTGAAGAACCCCAAGAACCAAAATCAGAAGAGTCAGAGCCAAAAGAGGGTAAATCATCCTCAGAGCCTACTGAAGAGCCTAAGGAAGTCAAGTCTAATGATGAGCCTAAGGAAGAGTCAAAAGGCGATACAGAGCAATCTGAGGCTAAATCTAATGCCATACCTATAGTTGAAACACCTATAGATAATGACTCATCAATTAGACAAGTATCACCAACATCATGAATGCAAAAGAATATGCCCAAAAAAGAGTAGATGATAAACTACTTGGTTATAAAATAAGAGCTAAATTATTTTCTGGAGAAGATAATTACTTTAAACAAAACCCCAATGTTGCAGGAATGGCTAATTTTGAAACCAATGATATTGTATTAAACCCATACTCAAAAGATAGAAATATGGAATCAGTAGCAATGAATGAAGCCATAAGATTAAAAATGAGAAAAGAGGGGTTTGTTCCAGATATAGAAATATCAGACGAACAAAAACAGTTTTTTAAAGGAACTGCCTATGAGGGTAATGATGATGCAATCAAGGAAACAATATTTGCTAGAATATACTCAAAGGACTCATCGGCTAATGCTACAGAAGACCAAATGAAAGCATACAAAGAATATATAGGAAAATGATAGAATTTATTTTAACTCACTATAAAGACGACTTACTAGCTATGGCATTTGCCTACATTGGTATAATATCTATTATAATGATGTTCTTACCAAAGGACAACTTCATTAAAAAATTCTTCAAAGAATTTGCATCAATCTTTACAACTTTTTTTAAAAAATGAGCCACGAATTTTCAGAATTAGATATTAACAATGACTCCGACTATGGTTGGGGTGAAAGCATTACATCAACCAATTACAATTATTTCTTTGTACCTTCTATACCTGAGTGGGCATATAGTGAGTATGATGGCTTATACTATGAAGGCGTACAATACAATTGGGATGAGGTAGATTACAGATTAACTGTAGATTACAATAGTGTACCTGAGCCAGCAGATGCAGGATTCATAGGTGCATTGATGGTAGGAATTTTTGTAGCATTCTGTTACTTTAAAAACAAGAAAGATATGGAGGAAAAATAATTATGGCACATTACGGAAAAGGAAGTTGTGGAGAAAAGAAGGGTGGCAAGAGTAAAGGTCGCAGAACAATGAAAGGAAAATACTAATGCCATTTAGCAAGTATAGTCCTAAGCAAAAGAAACTAGCCAGAGTTGCAGCACCTCGTAATAAGATTACTCAGGCTGACTTCAAAGCACTCAAGCGCAAGAAGATTAAATAATGGCTAAGATATGCAAGAGAGGTGTAGCGTGGGCTAGGAGAACTTTTGACAAGTATCCTAGTGCTTACGCAAATATGGCTGCCTCCAAGTATTGCAAAGACCCCAACTATGCCAAAGGCGCTAAAGGCAAGAAAAGAAAGAAGAAGTAATGGGTGAACTCAAAAAGTGGAGAGAACAAAACTGGGTTAGGATTGGAACTGATGGGAAGATTAAAGGACCTTGCGGAACTTCAAAAAACAAAAAGAACCCAGACCGTTGCCTTCCAATGGCTAAAGCCAAGAGTTTATCTCAATCTGAGCGAGCAGCCACAGCAAAGAAAAAGAAAAGAGCTGGTTCAAAGGGCAAGCAATTTGTGGCAAATACACCTAGAGCCAAGGTATCATTCAAAAGAAAGAAAGCATGAAAAGAAAACTCATAGGAGATAGCTTTGACTCAGAAGGTAGTGGATATGATTATGCAGGTGCAGGATTTGATGTAACTAGAGATGCTCTAGGTAAAATGCGTTCAAGAAACCCAAGGACTGGACAAATACTTAAAGGAAGAAAACACCCAACATATGAATTAACAAAAAAGGGAGAAAAGGAAGCAGGATATGCTATTGGTAAGTTATTTCCTAAAGGCAAATATACATCTTATAAACCAAATAGAAAGACAGTAAAGTGAAGAAAGAACATAAAAGCAAAAAGGGAGGACTAACTGCCGCAGGAAGAGCTTACTTCAAGAGAAAGACTGGTGCTAACTTACAAGCTCCAGTTACTGAGTCTAAGCCAACAGGTAAGAAGGCAGCTAGAAAGAAATCATTTTGTGCCAGAATGTCTGGTGTCAAAGGTCCAATGAAGGACAAAAAAGGAAGACCAACTCGTAAAGCACTAGCGTTGCGTAGATGGAAATGTTAATAATTTAATACAATGAATAGAATAACTAGAGAAAGAATCAAAAAGCAAAGAGAAGCCAAGGGTTTTACTGGAATCCAAATCAAGGATTTAGGTAAGTTCTTCAAGCGAAAAGAAATGCAAGCACCTACACCTAGTGGAGTAAAGCCCAAAGCTGATGCCCCTAAGTCTAGTACCACTAACACTACTACTTCGGTACAGCAAAAAAAGAATGACAGAGTTTCTGGCAGAATAAAAACTGGTACTCCTACAGCTAGTCAACAAACACAAACTCAACAAACATCTGTTTCTCAAAAAGATGCGATTAGGAATCAAATTAAAAATCTTCAAGCTAGACAAGAAAAAGCTGGGAAGAAATTAAAGTTTTCGCTTCAACAACAGATAGACAAACTCAAAGCAAAGCTATAAGTAGTGCCTAGATACGACAAGTACGGACCACAGGATGATGTAACCCTTGAAGACCTAGACATAGGTTTTACTGGGTTCAACAATCGTTTGCGCCCAGACCAGTTAACTGCTGGTATGCTCGCTGAGTGTAACAATGCTAGGCTAGATAGAACTGGCTCTTGGGAACTCCGTAATGGTGTCGATTCAGTAGGTGCGCCTATTGCTGTAGGTGCTGATGCCCTGATTCTTACTGAATCAGGATTTACCTTGTTGGCAGATGATAATACTGTAACTATTACCATTGATGGTAATGATGATTTGCAGATAGCTGATTATAATAACATAGCTACTTTGCCAGCTACTGGCAGTATTCTCATATCTGGATTAACAGGAGTTACACCTGACCCTACAACTGCACCACAAACTTACACAAAGAGTGGCTCTAATCTTATTGTAGCAGGAACATTTTCTGGTACACCAGCTGGGACAGAGGTAGTAAAGTTCCCAGTATTAAATGACAATGTAGTAAATAAGGTATATGGTTCTTGTTCTTTTTCTGACCCCAACTCAGCGGACAACGAGAGCTATATTATTGTTGCTACAAATATCAAGGCAGTTGCTTACAAGGTATCTGACCCAAGCACTACTTTTAATTTATCTTACCCAAGTGCGACAACTATATCTAGTAAAGTAGATATGATACAAGCCTTTAATAAATTACTTATATTTAGAAAAGGTGAGGTAGCACTAGAGGTAGACTTAGCTGCAAATAATATCACAAGTAGTCCAGCTATGTCATTGGTCTCAAGTGGAGTATACACTCAACAGTCAACTGTTAGTGTTACTGACTTAGATATAGCAACAAAGGTTGCGACAGCTACAGTATCTAGTGTAGGTGGATTAAATGTAGGTCAAGTCCTAACAGTTTCTGCTGTTGGAAGTTCTAGTGGATTTTCTGTAAATGACACAATTACAATTAGTACCATAGATACTGCAACAAACAAATTTACATTTATTGCAGATGTAACCGACCAAACAAACAAGAATATAACATTTGTAACCAAAATATCCAGTAACCTTGGGTTTATCCATATGCCTACACCAGAGTTTGGTACATTACACCAAAGGAGATTGGTTGTACCTTATCAGTTTGACCCAGAAAATAGCAATGCTTCTCGTAAAATCTTTGATGAAGTGATTGCTTCAGATATTTTAGACAGTAATACATATGACAGAATTTTTGGTTCATTTAGATTTAATGCAGGTGCTAGTGACTTTACTGTTGGGATTGTTTCTTTTACTGAGGACTCTATCTTAATATTTAATAAGAATAGTATATACAGAGTATCTGGAACAGTTAACCCACAGAATGCTACTACTCAAGTATTGACCAATGAGATTGGTGCATTGGCTAGAAAGTCAATCGTACAAGTAGGCAAGAATGTATTCTTCTTATCAGATAATGGTGTGTACTCATTAGAGTTCCTTGATGAATACAATCTTCGTGGTACACAAACCCCACTATCTGAGCCAATACAGAATACAATAGAGCAAATTGACCAAAGGTTTGCTAAGAACTCTACTGCTGTTTACTTCAATAATAGATACTATATAGCAGTACCATTGAAGACAAACCCAGATGGTAGCTCAAATGACAATGGTGTAAATAATGCAATACTTGTATATAACTTCTTAAATAATCAATGGGAGTCAGTAGACACAGTTAACACATCACCACAATTTGAGTACACAAATTTAATAATAGCTGGTTTAGGAAATGACAGAGGTGTTTATTCCATTAATGAAAATGGTGGCATACACTTAATTGCCTCAGATGAAGCTAACTTTTCTACATCATCTCGCTCTGGCTTTGACAATGTTATTACACAAGTTGGAGAAACATCAAGCACACCAGTCAGGGTAGAGGGCAAGCTCAAGACTAGAATGTATACATATAATGATATTGGTCGCAAGAAGTATAATAGTTTTGACATACAAGCTGAAGGTAATACCATTGTCCCAACTGATTTTTCTATAAAGATAGAGACAGAAAACATTGATACAGACTTAGGGACACAAAAATCATTACTTGGTAATGCTAGCAAATACCTAGGAAATGAACCAATTGCTCCATCTACTCCAGCTGAAGATGTTGCCATTCGTGGTAGAATAGGAAATATGAGAGCTTATGGTGCGCAATTACAGATTGAAAATATAGAAGGTACACCAAAAATCCGAAACATAAAGACAGCAGCAACACAGACTTTCAAATCAACTAACCCAGCAACATAATGGCAAGATTCGTAACAGGTAATTCATTTAGTACAGGAGACCAAGTAACAGCAACTACATTAAATAATGCTGTTAACAATGCTAAGGCATCAACTGATTCAGTAGATAACTCTAGTATTGCAGTAGATGGCTCTGGAGTATTAAGCGTAAAGACTTCAACAAGTGCATCTGATGGTGTAACATTTGCTAAGTTTCAACAAATTCCAGCTAACACAGTATTAGTAAGAGATGCTAATTCTCTGGGTTCAGTATCTGCAAAGGCAGTAACTGATACTCAAATACTTATTGGTGATGGTACTGGTTTTACTTCAGCAGCACTTAGTGGTGATGCCACTATGACAAATGCAGGTGCAGTAACAGTTAGTAGTGTTGCTTCTGGCGCTACAGGTACAACTGCTAGTTCGGGGGATAGTTCAAATAAATTAGCGACTACTGAATATGCAGACTCCATAAGACCTAATATTGTTACTAGCACAAAACTAGATGCAGCTACATTAAGTGTAACCAAAAGCACATATGCCGACTTTCCAACATTAGAAACTGCAATTACTTCAAGGTATGAGAATACAAAATTTATAGTAACTGGTTTTGTTTCATGTGGATTTACAAGTAATGCTTCTGATGGCATCGTTAAGGCTCAATACAAGGTTGGTGCTGGTGCTTACCAAGATTTTAATTTAGCTACTGGTGCTGGCAATAGAGTGGCTGGTCATTTTTCTATTGGACAAAATGCTGATAACAATACAGGAATAAACTCAGAGGCATTTAGTATACCAACACCAGCGATAACAAACTCAGCTGGAGATGTTATTACATTTAAACTACAAATTACTCTTGTTAATGCTAATGGAACACTTTATATTAATAGAGAAGAATCAGATGATAGTGATGATAATGGTACTCGTAGGGTAATTTCAACACTAACGGTACAAGAAGTGTAATGTCACTAGCATCATATGTTCGCAAATGGCTTGAGATAAATGGAATACCAGAAGAGATAAAGAAGATTGTGGGATATTGTATAAGAAAAGAAAACGGTAAAGTATTTGAGGGAATGGATGAAGATACCATTACCACAATGATTACTTATCATTTCTTGAAGAAGACAATATCCGTTATCTATGAAGATGAAGAAGTTGTGGGTGTTCATATGTGGTATAATTGTAACTATACTGATGACTTTTCATTCATAGAAAACTGGGAGGAGGACAGAGAGGACGGAGATACAATATTTATGGCATTTCTTTTTGCTGAAAGTAATGATGTGATGAAAAAACTCATACATGATTTCATGGATAAAGAGCCAGATATGTTAACAAAGAATCTAGTAGCAATGAGAAAGAAGGGTGGATACCCAAGAAGACTAGATGTATCAAGAAAATATTTTAGCAAAATACTTAAGAGATAATTATGGGAGGAAGTAAAACAGTTATACAACAGCCAGCACAAATTGACCCATCTGAATCAATGGGCGAATACTTGTTTGGTAGCGGATTTAAAGATTTTGAAGGTATCACCGACCCTCGATTGCAGCAAAGAATTATAGAGGCAGAGGCTCAATATAGACCACAGTATACTGCGCTAGAGTTAGCTGAACAAGAGGCTGCACTCTTTGGTAAAGATGGACAAGCTGGACTTCTTGAAATGCAAAGACGAGCAGGTGAGGAAGCCATAGACTTTGAGGAAGCAGCTAGAGAAAGACAGATTCGCAAAGAGACTTCATTACTTGGTGAGCTAGGTCCAGAGGTTACTGAAGCACTAAGGGCAGCTGACCCTACATCGGCAAGACTTGCTGACTTACAGGCACAGCAAGCAGAGACTTTATACGCAGAAGCAGAAGGTGGACTATCACCAGAGAGAGCTAGAGAAGCAGAGCAAGCAGCTCGTATGGCTGGAGTAGCTCGTGGTAGAGTAGGCGATGCTGGAACAATGGCACAAGAGTTACTTGGCAGGGAAGCATCGAGAGCGCAACTTCGTGCAGAAGCAAGACAAGCTGGTCAACTAGGATTTGGTCAAGCTCGTCAAATGGGTGGAGACCCATCAGCATTCTTGTTTGGTAGACCTACCCAGCAGACACAAATGGGTTCACAGTTATATGGACAAGCATTTGGACTAGCTTCTCAACAGCAAGGACCACAACTCTTTGACCCAAATGTTGGTGTCAACTTAGCAATGCAACAACGCTCACAAGATATGACATTGATGGGTGCGCAAGCACAAGCTAAAGCTACTAAAAGCGCAGGTACAATGGGTGCTATAGGTAGTATTATAGGTGGAATGGCTACAGGTGGTACAGGATTTTTTTGTTGGGTAGCTCGTGAAGTATATGGAGCAGAAAATCCTCGTTGGCTACAGTTTAGACAATGGGTTATACACAAGTCTCCAAATTGGTTCTTTAGATTTTATGCAAAGTACGGAGAAAGATTTGCAAAATTTATTTCAAACAAACCTTTTATAAAGAATATCATTCGCAAGTGGATGGATACAAAGATTAGTTAGTTATGGCATTTCAATCAGGAACACGAGTTGACCCAAGACTATTAGATTACAGCGGATATGCCCAAGGCATGACCCAAGCATCTGCTATACAGGCTACTGCATTAGCAGACTTAGGTAATCGTGTCGGAGAAGCAATCGAAGAAGCTGGTAAAAAGAAAGCTGACAAAGAAATCAAGAAAGGACTAGAGGGTTTACTTAAATCTAATACAGAGTTTGCTGCTACATTAGGTATAACACCAACTCCTTCTATAGGAGCAGCTGGAGAACTAGTTGTCACACAACCTACAGACGAAGCTTACAAGATTGGTGCAGATACTATATTCAAGACATTTGGTAGAGATGCTTCTAAGGCATTATATGGACAAGCTCTTCTGTCTACCTTTGAAGATGATGATGACGATGATGATAGATTTACTGCATCAAAACTTGATAAGTTTGTTGACTCAGTTGATTCTGGTGCATTGAAAGATATGTACCAAATCAAAGACAATAAGTTATTTAGAAGAAAAAGCAAAGGACAAGCGGAGAGGCAGATTACCTTAGGAGATATTGATGAAATTCTTGAGTACGAGGGAGCTAAAGAGTTTATTGAACTAGGAAGTGACCCAAGAGGACTTTTTTCTGACTAATCTTTGCTATGCCTGAAACTGTACAAACCTTTGCCCAAAGAGTAAAAGAGAAAGACCCTAGTTACAGGGGTATGGATGATGCTCGTGTTGTGTACGATGTACTCAATGAATCTCCTGTATATAGACAAAGGTTTCTACCACAAGAAAGAAGAAACAATATCTTTGGTACTATATTCAGGGAAGCATTACTTGGATTTGCAGAAACTGGTAGTAAAACAGTAGAAGGTATTGGGTTCAATCTAGCCTCAATGATTGCCTCTGAAACAATGACAGAGGAGGAGTTCAATCAAAGTGATAAGGCTGGCACAATGTCTTATCAGGACTACAAGGAACACAACGATGAGAGAGTAGAGGTAGAGAACAAGGCTATTGCTCATGCTCAGAATGTAGGAGACTTTTTTAAAAACTTAACACCAGAGGATACAGCTGGACCACAGGGTACATTTGAAACACTTGTTGGTCAAGTAGCCAGAGGCTTAGGACAATTTGCTGGATACGCTGCTGCTGGTACTGCTGTTACTGCCGCAGGTACAGCCTTGGGTAGTCCAGTAGGTGGTGCTGCCGCAGCTACTGCTTCCATATATACTATTGCTACAATGAACAGACAAATGGAGTTCATTGATGATGCAGAGAGAACTCTTGGTAAAAATATCACAGAGATGTCTGCTGATGAGAAGGACAAGATTACAAAGGGTAGTCTTGGCTATGGTGCAATAACAGGTGCGCTTGACGCAACAGTATTTAAATATGTTGCTGGTATGCCCAATGCCCTGAAGTCAGTTCTTCAAAAAGCAAAGATAGGAAAGCCAGTATCTGAGAAGTTATTTAAGTCAGCACTTGCACAAGCATCAAGCAACGCACTCAAGAGAGGTGCAGCAGAAGGTTTACAAGAATCTATTGGTGATGGTATGACACTAGACATCATGGCTAAGAACCTTTACGATGAAGAAAGAAAGTTCATCACAGGTGATGCCCTTGGTCGCAGAATCATGGAGTTCACAGTTGGTGGATTAGTCGGTGGTATTGGTTCAGGTATTGGCGATAGTGGCAAATTGCTACAAGGTAAGGCTATCACTCCAGAGGGTCAGCAAAGACTCAATGACGAGACAGATAGAATCCTTGAGGCAATGCCTAGTGTGGATAGAGAGAAAATCGCTAAAGCTATACTTGATGGAGACCCAAATCCAGAGATTACTGTATTTGATTTAAATGGTACACCAGTAAATGTAAAGGTCACAAGCTACGAACAAGATGGAAAGATTGAGGTAGAGACTCAAGATGGTATCAAGCAAGTCTTAGGAGAAGGAGACTTAGTTGAATACAATAGTCGTAGTCCTGAATACACCTTACAAGTAGAGACAGAGACTGGTAAGCCAGACCAAAAACTTAGTGACTTATCTTCTCAGGAACTAGACAAAGCTATCAAGGAAAGAGAAGCATATGCTGAAGAGAATGCACAAAGCGAAGACCCTATGTTTGTACAAGGAGTTAACAATGCTTTGGGTGATGTGTTTGCTTTGAGAGCAGAGAAGCGCAGAAGGGCTAGACTAGAGAGAGAAGCTGGAAGACCAGTAGAACCAAAGCAGCCTAAGAAGAAAGCTAAGGATGTGGACCAAACTGGTGGTCAAACATTTACTGTTACATATGTGTCCAAGGAGAGTGGGCTAAAGACTACTACTGAGGTTGTAGCGAGTTCACTAGAAGAAGCAGAGACACAATTTAGGAATTTATATAAAGATGATATTTCAAGAGATGGTGCTGTAGAGGTTACTGTCAAAGGAAAGCCAGAGCCAGCTCCAACTGAGCCAGTACCAACTGAGCCAGCTCCAACTGAGCCAGTACCAACTGAGCCAGTACCAGAGCCGACACCTGAAGTTGATTACAGTAATGTTAAAGTAGGTGACACTATAAAAATTTATGGCGTTACTGGAAAAGAGTCTGATGTTGAAGTAATTGGAGTTTCGGATTCTGGGACTATAAGATTCAGAAGAAAAGATGGCTCAGAAGGTATAGTAGGATTAGAAACAGACTCTGTTTTATTTAATATAAACTCAACTAACTATACAACTCAAGCGAGAGGAACTGGTTTTGGTGGTAGAAAAATTTCTGATATGACAGATGCTGAACTAAAAGAGTTAGCTAACATCATTGACGAAAAATTTAAATCAAAGAAAATTCCCAAGGATGGTAAGGAAGCTACTTCTCTGGAACACCTAGCTGATAGAAATGCTATCAAGTTAGAGCAAAAGAGAAGAAAACAAAAGCCAGAGCCTACTCCACCAGAAACAGAGACAACTCCACCAGAACCAGATGTCGAAGAAGGAGAAACAAACCTCAAGCCAAAGATAGTAAAAACATCTGCTGAAACTGGAGGCTATCCTTTATCCAAGATAACTATTCGTGGTAAGGATATATTTATTGGTGCTGTGGATGCAGTTGGTGGTGGTAGACATTATCATGTTACGGATGAGGGTGGATTTACTTTCTTGGAGCTAGATGGTGAAACAAAAACAGAGGATACATTTTTATTTTTACCAAGAACTAGGAAAGAACTCATAGAAGAACTTAAGAAGTTCTATAAGGTAGGTGAGCCAACTAAAAAAGCACCAAAGAAAACAGCCCCAAAGCCAGAGCCTACTACAACAGATAGACCAGAGCTAGATGTTGGTACGCCTCTTGACCCAATCCCTGAAGAGAAGTTTGATGAACCAGAACTTAGTCTTGTTGAAAGAGAAATCAATGAGGCAAATGTAATTAAATTCATTACACAGAAGTTTGGTAACATATTTAATTCTGACTTACTTGCATTAGGTGGGACTAAGCTAAGAGTAAAGTTCGTAAGTAAATCACCAAAGGATAGCGGAACTATAGCTGTTTATAAGAGAGTTGATGCTTTATTTGACCCAAATAAAGACCAAGTATTTAGCGACAAAGACCATACAATTATATTCTATGTAGATAAATTAATGGAAGGAGGGGACGGAACTCGTGGCATAATTAAGACTGTTCGCCATGAGTTGATGCACGCAATCGGTCGTGTTGCTGCTGCAAAGAAAGGTAAGAGCGTCACTAAGTTATACGAAGCAATTAGCAAGTCCATGACCCCTGACCAAAGAAGATTGATGGACGAACTATACGCTCGTAAGGGATACCAATATAGTAGTGGTCAACATAATGGTAGAGGAGCTGAGTTTTTTAGAGCAATATTGGAAGAATTTGGATACGGTACTCCTAGTGAGGAAAACTCAAGAAGAAAAGAAATACTCAAGAAAGGTACAGCTTTCGAGAAAGTTACACAACTTATCAAGGACATACAGTCCTATATCGCAAACTTCTTCAAAGGAGATGTGTTAACAAATCCAGAGGTTGCTACATTGTTTATTGATTCAGTAAACCTTTTAGCACAACTTGACCCCAAGGCTAGACCAGTTAATCAAAAGCTAGTAGACTTAGTTCGCTCCAGAATATCTCCTAACACAGATACTTTGTATGACAATGTAAATGATTATACAAAAAATATGGAGACATTCGTAGATGAGCAGTTGGCTCAAGATGATGGCAAAAAAGTAAAGCACGAACAAGTACCCAAGGACACTACAGCAAAGGGTATGAGCTTTGCTTCAAAGTATTTAATACCAGTTGGTCAAGTATTGGGCAACATACATTCTGACTTAGAGAAAGCATTCCATAAGTATATACAAATCAAGGATGAAAAGATTTTAATAAGACACAGAATGGCTCGTCCTTTCTCTGAGAAGATGAAGGCACTCAAGAAATCTAATGAGGGTGACTACATCAAGCTATGGGCATTGATTGCATTTAGTCCAAACGCTACGGAGTCTCGCTATAGTGCAGATGAGCAAAACCAATTCATTGAAGAACGAAATACTTTACTCAAGAAGTATGGTATGTACAATGAATACCTAGCTACTCGTAAGGTACTAGACAATGTAATGAATGATGCCTTGGATACAGGCATTGAGATTGGATTCCTTGAGCAATACTTCCCTCGTTATCTAAACCCAGAGGGCAGAGCTGGATTCCTCAAGAAGTATGCAGGCATAGACAGAAGGACATTCTTGGGAGAGATAGATGCAGAGAACAAGCGAAGAGCTAATCTCAAGGCAACAAGATATGTACTAAAACTAAACGGAGAAGACATCGGTACATTTGGCAGACGCTCTGCTGCTGCAACAGCGAGAGCAAGAAGGGCTGCTGAACTAGGAGTAACCGAACAAGATATTGAGATTGTAGCAATGGAGCTACCTGCGCCACAGCCTCCAATAGAAGAAGGTTCTATACAAGAGGTACAGTTTATACAGAAGTTACTCAATGACCCTAAGTATAGAGGAAAGGGTAAATCAAACTTCCAGAAACAGCGTGTTATTGAAAAGATTTCAGAGGAAGATACTCAGTATTACTTAGACCCAATGCAGGCATACAGTAATTACATCACACAGATGACTACTACCATTGAGACTGCTAAGTTTGCTGGAGTCAATCAGCCAGAAGCAAACGCACCAAGCAAGGATAGAATAACAGTTGAGTATGACCCAACATCAGAGCTAGGTAGATTGATTGCAAAACTAGCTAGAGAGAATCCTGACCCAGAGTTTCAGTCACAACTATACGAATATTTGCCACAAATATATAGGGCAATCATGTCTAAGGGTGCGCAAGAATATCAAGTGTTAGCTTGGATGCGTCAGTTCAGTTACTTTAGTTTACTTGTTGAGATTACATCTACAATGTCTCAGCTATATGACTTACCATTTATCATGTATGACAATGGTTTCTTGAACACACTTCGTTCTATGATTGGCAACAAGGAGTTCAATGTAGGAGATTACCTTGACCAAGACAGAATGGTTGAGCAAAACTTTGGTGGAGACAAGGATGCAGTATTAATGAAGTTAACAAGTAAAGGACTTCAGCTAACTGGTTTCCGTAAGCTAGACCAAATCATGAAGAACACCACTATGGATGCAAACTATAAGAGGTACATGAGACTAGCTAGAGAGTTGAACTTATCTTACTTGAATCCAGATGGTTCAATCAAAGAAGAACACAAGAATAAATTTAATAACAAGCAAAGAAAGTTCTTAGCTGAACTCAATCAATTCCTAAGTCCAGAGGTTACAAATCCAAATGAACCAATGGAGATGTTGGTTGCATTGAGAACACAGCCAGAGCAAAGAAGTCAAAGACAACAAGACTTAATCAAGAGTACACTTGTAGCCAAGTTATTCCAGAATCAACCATTGTCTGAACTCCGTATGCCACTAGCTGTAAGACAAGACCCTAATATGCGTATGTGGTATACCATGAAATCATTTATGATTGTTCAAGTAAATACTGCTCGCAATCTTGCGTTCAACAAGATAGCTCGTGGACTAAACCAAGCTGTAAGAACTGGAGGCAAGGAAGGTGTAGACGAACTCAGAGAGGGTATGGTTAACTTACTTATACTCATGGGTTACTTCGTAATGCTTGGTATACCAGTTGACTTTGTAAAAGATATTATTGCAGGACGAGTTGGTTACATCTCTGACTATACATTTAACTCAATGGTTCGTGTAGCTGGTGTAAATAAATACTTCTTATACAAAGGACGCAACGAAGGATATGGCACAGCTATCATGAACTTTGCGATGCCTGCACCTTTAGCTGCTGTCATTGATACTGGTGATAAGATGACTGCTGCATTTGAGAAAGAAGGCTCACCAGCAGAAAAACTTTTCGACTCAGGAATCCTCAAACAGTTACCACTATATGACACATTACATTATGTAGTACCTGAGCTTCGTGAATACAAAAGAGAGAGAGAACGCTTCTTCATGAAGAGAAGAATGCGTCAGCAAGAAGAGGGATTCATTGGACTCTTTGAGAAGATAGAGCCAAGACCTCGCCAAATCACAAGAGACTTACTTGGTATATAAACAAAGGGCTACCATTACTGATAGCCCTCTGAAACCATTTAACTACATAACCAGAACTGCTGGCTACTCTTTTGATATTGAATACAAATATGTGTGCGTCAATAAAAAAAAGCCCCACTTGGTACAAACAATTGAAACCAAGTAGGGCTACCACACATTTGAGGATTTAACTAAGAACTATGACATTCTTTGTGGGCATTACTGCTGGCACTTACCTCAAAATATATTATACACTATGCTACAATTTATTTTCCCTCTAGTTCTTGTAGCAAACTTTTGAAGTGCTTCTTGTTTTCTTGTAGCTCCTTGCGTCTTTCCTCAAGAATTGCTATCCGATGGGAGAGAGTGCGAGACTCTTCTCGAATCATATTGATTCGTGTTTGTAACCTTTCGGTCGTATTAGTTTTTATTTGTTGTGCATCCATGATTAATAAAAAATACCATATGTAGAGTAAAACTTAAAGAATCCTCTGACTCCTCTTTCTCCTTCTCTGTTCTTACCAATAACATAATTGATGTGCATATAAGTTCCTTTATCATCTGTAAACTTAGCTGACTCAGGGTCATTGTCTTTACAGTTCATAATTAAAACAATGTCTGCATCATTTTCAATACTGCCACTATCTTTTAAATGATACAGGTCAGGCTTGTCTGCTCTTGCTCCCTCACGATTTAGCTGAGACAAAAGAATAATAGCCACATCATTCTCAAGAGCTATCTGTTTTATCTTCTGAGAAATCATAGCAATCCCATCTGCCTTGCCCATTCTGCCTGCGTCAAATGGTATAAGTTGTAGATAATCTATAACCACTAGCTTGATACCATGTTCCTTCTTATATCTACGGACATCACTAGCTATTTGATTCACACTTTTTACTGTATGAATTGTGTGCATTGGCATCTCATTTAATTTGTCTATGGCTTTGTGTACCTTAGATAGTGTTTTATGGGACGCTACTGCCTCTTCAATCTGTTTTGTATTTGATTTGGACATCGCACCTATCATCCGTTTTGTAAGCTGTTTCTGAGGCATCTCTAGGCTGAATACGAGCGTTGGTGTTTTGTCCTTTGAGCAACTTCGCATTGCAATGTTTAGACTGAGTGCAGATTTTCCTACACTTGTTGGGGCAGCGATTGTGAAAACACATCCTAATTCTAATTTAATCTTTTCGTCTAAGTGGGGTAAGTGAGTGAGTATGTATTCGTGCTTGAACTCGCCTTTAGCCATTGCATCAAACTCATCTTTGATTACAGACAGGGAGTTCTGAATGTGTGTTACTTCTTTTTCTCTTGGCTTGAATCCATCCAGTTCTTTCTGAATGCAATCTTCTATTGCTTGTGGGTCTGCGTCTTCTTGTATCTTATCGAGAGCATTCATATACTCTCTACGCATTGCACGAAGCCTAGACTTCTTGAGAACAATATCAATATAGTTCATCAAGGCTAACCCTGATTGCATCTTATCGGCTATTTGCATAGTCGTAAATCGCATATCAGGATTCTTAGAAGCAACCCTTTCGGTTACTGTAATTAAGTCAATCGCTGTTGACTCACTTGAAAGTTCGCACATTGATTCCCATATTAGTTGATGGTCGTCAAAGTAAAAGTCTTTGGGATTAAGTAGTGGTTGTGCTTTTTCAAATGTGTTTTGTTCTATTCCGTTAATGCAACAAGAGAGTATGGCTTCTTCTGCATCTTGATTATGTGGTATCTCCATCTAGTTTTTCAGTTGTAGTGTGTAGTGTGGTAAGTAATTGCCCTAAGAATTTAAAGAGTAAAGCATCTGCTTCAGATTTATTTTTGAAATCAATATTGTTGTAAGTGTCAAGTGCTACAGTTGTGGCTTCTTTAATTTCTTTAGGCATAGTCATAAGATAAAAATGCTAGGCTGGCAGAGAGTACCAACCTAGCGTGTTATTAATTGTTAGAAAGTATTTTTTTGGATTTGCTTTTCTCTCTCAAGCATACCCATAGCTAGAAGACAATATCCAGCAATGTCAAAGAATATATCTTTAGTTGTGTCATTGCCTTCTGTAACTTCTAGTTTACCATCTTTCGCAAATGTCATGGCTCTCTGAAACTTATCCTGCATCCTAATGCACAGACCGACAAGGGGTTGCACACCGAAGTCTTGGCTTCGGTCAAAGTTTGCAAATGGATTAGTGTTCGTTGTACCAGTAGTATAGTCATTGTTCTTCTTAGCTGTTACATCAAGAAGTTCTTGGACTATCTGTTCCCTGAACTCATCATACCAATCTTTGTCATAGTATTTTTCGTTATCAGGTGCTATCGAATTGCGTGGAGGAGCTTGCATTAGAATGGGTCTTCCTCAGTTGCTGGTGCTTCTTTCGGAGCATCCTTCGCTGTTACAGATAAAGAAACAAACTTCATTCCTGCCTTGGAACTTTTCTTCCATCCCTTAATCCAGTATTCTTTTCCATCAACATTGATGTTTCCTCTGAAGTCAGGATGTGTTTCTTTTTCTTTTCTATCATTGGGGAACAATGCTCCACCATTAGTATTATCATAGGTTTTTTCTGCCATAATGTGTATTGATTATTTAATGTTATTGTTAATAAAATCTTCTATCTCAGAGCGTCTGAAACGAAAACATCTTTGTGAGAGTTGATATGTGGGAAACTTCTTAGCTTTCACATAGCTTCGTAAAGAAGTCATGTTGACTCCTAGTATTTCACAAGCCTCCTTGGGCTTGATTAAAGGTTCGCAGGCTTTAGTTAAATCCATTCTTCTTCCTCTGTTTCATCAGGTGATTTCTTAGTCACAGGCTTGTCATCAAACTTATGAGTTGCGTCTGCGTCTTTGTTATCATCACACAACATAAGTGCGTTGATGGAATACTTACGAGCATACGAGCTTGCAGCTCCGAATGTCATACTAATATCCATTCCTTTCTTCTTTGGGTCAATGCCTGCTTGTGCCTTGGATGCACCAATAAGTTTATTGGTATCAGTACAGTACAAAGCAGAGGTTGCTTCACAGAATAAGATGCCACCTAGTTCCTTGACTTCGTCAGAGATTATAAGTGAGCAGTTGTATTTCTTTAACAAGGGTTTCAATGCGTTGCATTGGTCCTCGTGGTTTCGGTAATAAAAGTTACCGAACTTGTTGAACTGAGTTTTCGGAGCGTTCAACTCGCTCTGTATGTTTAATAGTTTTTGTTTCATAAAATGTTTTAAGTAATGTGCGGTATAGTTTTGCCCTATCTTTTACATTAATGCAAGCTTTTATTTCATTTTCTTCAACAAAAGTAAATTGCGATAACATATAGAGTTGTGTTTCTTTTGATTCTCTTTTGAATCTACTGACTAATTGGTTGAGTCCAACTGGGTGTAAGTACCCAGTCCGTGGTCTCTCTAAATAGTCTGCGACTCTGCGTAGTACATCAGGTAAGTCTTCCTTCTTGCCACTACAATAAGAGAAAAATTTATTCTCAATAACACCTATGAGATTGTTAGCGTTATTGTCTATGACACCTCTGACTTCTCCAGTCTGATGGTCGTGGTCCAACACAGGGTTCTTTATCTTTGTCCAAAGTATTGGGCAATCGTTTGGCTTATTTAGTTCCCTAAATTCCTTAACTTTATTTGCACTTATATACATTGGACAGATAGGATTTTAAGTTTCGCACCTTTCTTGGTAATGCAATGACCTGATTTATCAGGCTTGCTAGTACACAAGAAACCCAACGCTTGCTTTTCGTCCCTCGCCCATTTAGTAGTCTTGCCCACATATTCTGCTGGCATATCGTAGTGTTTGTATTTGATTTCATATTTGTTCACTATACCTCCCAAGAATGTATTACCACAAATCCTTTGCCTGCATTGACTGATAGAACATTGTAATCTACCCACTCTTGAGCTTCTTCAAGAGTCATGTTATCCTCATCCATGAATATAGAAACCATCGTATCATATTCATAAACATAGTATCCATCTAAACTTACACCAATGATTGCATAGTCCAGTCCCTCAAACTGAATGGCATCCTCTCCGTGTATCATCTCTTCGTAATATTTTAAGTTTGGGTTTTCGTCACTCATTTAAATTTACCTCTACATTTTTTATGTTTTCAATTAAATCATTCAAAAGTTTTTTGGCTTCATAAAATCTATAATTATTCTCAAGACTTTCAGTGATAATAATATATTTTTCCTTGTCACTCAGTTTACTTATTATAAGTGAGTAAAGTTCTTCATCTAAGTTTGGGTTTTTCATATTAAATAAAATTGCGTCTCATCTTCACATACGAATTGCCCAGTATAATTTAGAAATATACTTCACGATTTGTATTGCCTTCTTCATCTTCTCTTCGTCCCACTTCTTGTGATGGTGTTCCTTTGTATTGATGTCAATACATACAGATATACATGATGGTAAATAGTCTAGTCCTCTGCGTCTTATCATCTCGCATTCAATAGCCATCTGCCATAAGTCCTTGTCGTAGAACTGTTTACTCTTTCGGCACTTGTAGTCACAAATGAAGATATGATTTTGCGTCTCATCTTTCAGCACTACATCAATCGTGCCACAAGTTTTAATAAGGTTGTCAGCAATAGGATATTCCGTGCCTATGATTTTGTAATTGTTTTCTTGAACCCAATCAATGAAAGGTTGTGCATACTCATCATACATACTTGGTTCATAGTCATCGTCACCAAACTTCATAGCATTGAGTAGCTTCTCGCAAGAGTTGTGTACACTCGTACCAAACTCAGAGCTTGGAATCATACGACCATCAGGGGATTCAACAAGTCCATAGCAGAGTTGTTCAATGTCCTTCCAGTCTAGGTCTGCATACTCTTCCATGCGTGCATACTTTACCATAGAGCGTGGCTTGTGTATTGAATCCAAGAAGGGGTCTTTAATGGTAGAACCAATCAGGGTAGTTATGCTAGGAAATATTTTGTCATTATGTTTCTTAGCTTGGCTTGGTGTAGTAATTTCTTTCTCAAGAAATGGTTGTTTAATTTTTGTGCAGTTATAAAAATGTGCCATAGGTAGATTCCTATGACACACTTGTAATATTGTCAACTATTATTTGTATCCTAATAACAAAACATAACAAAGAATAATAAATAGGGTGACTATAAAGCAGAAAACATTTTCTTTATTCATCCCTGAATGTGATAAATACTTCTTCTACGATTCGTGAATCGTCATCAGTATATTCTTTGCGTTCTACTTCTTCAAGGTATTTGATTTCAAATCTAGTTGAACCAATCTTATCTTCTCTCTGAATCCAAACTTCAGCAAGGGGATTCATTTGCTTTAGTTCTTCTATCAAGTCCTTAACATATAGTACATCTTCAGGCATTGTAACTTTCTCCTTCTATCAATGGTATTCTAATTATTTCATGTGGATTTACACCATCATCGGTAAAGCCCATGAAGCTCGCTACATACTCATCATGTGCTTCTTCTTGTTCTTCATTGTCATCAGGTATTTCAGGCAAATCAACTTCATTGTCATTCTCTCCCATGAACCACATTCCACCCTCATAATATCTAAGAGTAAATGTTAAGTTAGGAAACCTTTCTTCCCATACATCAAGCATAGGTATTGGTGGCGACCAAGCAGTATCGAACCCTATATACATAGTTGTCCAATCTTTACTGACACAAATGGAATGAGTATCTGCATCCCATTTTGTTCCCCAATTTGAAACACACCAATCATAGCTCCAGTCTTCCTGCCTTTCCTTTGGACTAAAGGGTAAGAATGAAAACGATTGGCTTCTACCTTTAGCACCTTTCCACCTACAAGCTAACAAAAATTTCTCTAAGGATTCTTTGTCACCTTGGATTCTTAAACAATTTTCACACCAATTAGGCATCTTGCACCTCACTTTCATCTGCGTCAATTACATAGGGTTCATCTACTTCTAAGACTTCAAAGTCTAGTACATCAAAGTCCCCTGATTTAACTTTCTCGATTGCTTCTGAATCACTACGAGCATAAACACCGAATCGTCTTACTCCTGTTACACCTTGGTCAACATCAAAGTAAATGGGTTTGTCGTACACCTTTTCTTTTGTTGGTTCACTCATTGAATCACCTCACTTTCTGCGTCTGATTGTATTTCTTCAGGGTTGGCAACACCAAGGATTGCACAAATCTCATTGTAGGTTTGTTGTCCATTGGTGCTTAATCTATCGTAGTCGAATCCTAGTCTAAAGATTCGTTCTATCAAAGCAATCTCTAATTGAGTCAGCTTGGGTTGTTCTAATAATTTTGTATTTTCGTCCATAGTTTTTGTATTAAAAGTTTACTGTTGTTTCTGTTCTGATGTCTTGGACATCAACTTCTGAGAAGTCATTTTTTATGACTGCATTCTCTGCTTGCTCTTGTGTCGTAGCGTAAACAATAAATGTTTGCGTGATTATAAATTGTGTCTTAGTTCCTTCACTCACTTGTTAAGCCTTCCTGCTTTGCTTTATAAAGTTTGTGCTTTAGTTCTGCGTCAAATAACTCTTTAGA